ACTTATGGCTGGAGCCTACATGAAATTGTGTACAAGCGTAGAATGGGAAATACAAGAGATACCAGAACCAGAAGCAAATACAGCGATGGTTTGATCGGATGGGCGAAGCTCCCTATTCGATCTCAGGAAACTCTGTACCAGTGGGAATACGATGAAGCAGATAATCTGGTAGGTATGACACAGATGCCACCGCCGGACTTTGGGCTACTGACAATCCCGATGAGTAAGGCGCTGCTATTTAGAACCAAGGTACGAAAGGACAATCCAGAGGGTAGAAGCATTTTGAGAAATGCGTACCGGTCATGGCATTTCAAGAGAAGAATCCAGGAGATTGAAGGCATTGGCATTGAACGTGATCTTGCCGGACTGCCGGTGATTTACACTCCGGAAGACATGGATATATGGAACTCTGAAGACAAAACCATATCAAGGATTAGAGCAGAGCTGGAAAATATGGTTCGAGGTGTCCGTAGAGATGAAAGAGAAGGCCTTGTTCTTCCAGGTGGCTTCAAGATGGAGCTTTTGAGCACTGGTGGCTCCAGACAGTTTGACACAAATGCGATTATTGACAGATACGATACCAGAATTGCTATGACAGTTCTGGCAGATTTTATCTTCTTAGGGCATCAGCAAAATGGTTCATGGGCTTTAAGCTCAGACAAGACGGAACTGTTTGCGATGGCCTGTGGTGCGTATCTGGATATTATTGCAGAGACGTTCAATAGCCAGGGAATACCGAATCTGATTGATATTAACGGAGACCATTTTGCTGGAATTACAGATTATCCAAAGCTGACGCATGGAGACATTGAAGATGCCGACATTGCGAAGGTATCTGCGTTTGTCAAGGATATGGTTGGAATCGGAGTTCTGGTACCGGATGATGGCTTGGAAGATTATATCAGACAGATCGGAAATCTTCCGGAAAGAACGGATGATACTAGAGAGCTGAGTCAGACAAGGGAAGAACAGCAGGGACAGAATGAGCCACCAGAACCCGAAACAGCCGCAGGCAAGGAACCGAAAGAAGAGGATGAGGAAATCTCCGAGGAAACGGTAGAAGCGGCCAAAAAACGCTTGGGAAGAGTGTAGGTATGGCATTTTTGATAAGACCGCCAGGTCAAGTAAAAAAAGCAAAAGCAAAGCTGAAACCGAAGTCAAAGAATGCTCAGGAGATTCTAAACAGACTGCAGGGTTTCTTGAACCAGAATACCAGCGAACCGGTAGAAATCCTCTGCGGCTTTTGGGAAGACCAAAGAAATGCTATCACCTATAAAGAACTGAGAGAAGTAGTGCAAAGCGGTATGCTCACACAGAAACAGTTCGAGGATTGGCAGCAAGATTACTCAGCCCTGGTCGAGAAAAAGATGGCGGGTGTATGGATGTCTGCAATGGCGGCAGGCGTTGCCGGTCAGCCGATGTTTGATAGCTTATCATTCAGCATCAATACGCAGGACCCTGGAATTGTATCGTGGATCAAAGACAGGGGAGCTGAATTTGTGACATCGTGTACAGCAGAGCAGAAAAAGGCCATCCAGTCGTTGCTTGTAAAGAAGATCACAGATCAGCATACGGTTGACGAATTGGCAAGATTCATTCGTCCATGTATAGGTCTTACAGATGGTGACACAAAAGCGGCATTGAAGCTGTACGATACCGTAAAGGCCACATTGCAAACTAATCATCCACGAATGAAGCCGGAAAACATCCGGAAGAAGGCGCTGGATGCGGCACAGAAGTACGCAGAACAGAAACACCGGCAGAGAGCTTTTACCATAGCTCAGACAGAACTGGAATTTGCGTACAACCGAGGAGCCGACCAAGGAGTAAGACAGGCACAGTCCCAAGGCCTTATAGGAAAGACAATCAAGAGATGGATCACATCCGGAGATGATTCGGTATGTTCCATTTGCGCTGCATTAGACGGTACCGAAATCGAGATGGATGATAATTTCGATTTTAAGGGCCGTCTTTTGTTTGCCGGTCAGAAAATGCTACCGCCGGCACATCCACGTTGCGCTTGCGCTGTTGAGTACATTGAGGTTGAGCCACCTGTATTTCAGCTGGAAAACATAACCGAGATTGAAACAGAGGTGGACGCAGAAGAGCAGAAAGAGTTTTCATCCGGCGAAGAGGCCGAGGAATACTTCGGAAAGCGACCGGACAGATCGCTACGAAGAAGCGACCGGGAAGAGTATGATAGGCAACTGGACTATTTCAAAACCCAATCACCGTATGGAAAGTGGAGCCAGCAGACCACATCGCAGGAAGAGGCATCGATCACAAACTACTGCGGGCCAGATTACAGCGCAATCAACGGTTTGCTAAGACGGGAAATGACGGAGAATCAGGTTAAGCTGTGGGACAATCTTGGAAACCGGAAGATTTCTGAGATGATTTCGGACATCAGTTCTGCAATATCAAAGTTTGAGCTTTCAGAGGATATTAAGGTATTCAGGACTTGCGAAAACGATGTTCTGGAGAAGCTACAGACCAAGATAGGAAGTACGTTCCATGATGATGGCTTTGTCAGCACATCCGTTGTCAGAGAGAAGCAGGCAAGTGGAAATATCTTCATGGAGATAAGTGTTCCTAAAGGGCAAGGCGTAGGAGCCTGGGTAAATCCATTGTCTGGAAAGCCAGAAGAGTATGAATTTCTGCTGAACAGAGGGACTGATTTTCTAGTGACTGATATAGGTCAGGACGGAGCGGACACAATAATCCGAATGAAAGTTACTGGCAGAACAGAAACGGAATGGTCGTATGCAACGAAGGAAGAGGTGATAGAGCAGTGGAAACGAAGAGGAGTTTACAGCGAAGAAAGCGCAAAACTTCTATGACAAAAGAGAAATTGGCCGGTGCCTTTGGCTTCGGGACGGGCAAGTTCCAATGCACAGCAGATCAGCTGACAGAAAACGAGGTTGAGAAGAGGAGAAAAGTGAAAATGAAGAAATTCTCAGATATGATCCAGAAATCCGGAGGTCAGGCAAAACCGAAAGCCAGGGAATCTCCGGTAAAAAAGAGAATGTTCAAGATCACAAAGCGTGATGATGAACAGATGCTTGCTTTTGGGTGGGCGAATGTTTCCATCCGATCAGATGGAGAACTGATTGAAGACTGGCAGGAGGATATCGTAGAGCCGGAAGATCTGGAACAGGCAGCATATGAATTTGTGCAGTTATACCGAGAAGGTGGTGAGATGCACGAAAGAGGTGGCGTTGCTACTCTGGTTGAGAGCGTAGTTTTTACCGAAGAGAAACAGCGCGCCATGGGTATTCCGGAAGGAACGCTTCCTGTTGGCTGGTGGATTGGCTTCAAAGTGCTTGATGCTGATGTATGGGAGAAAGTCAAAGATGGCACATATTCCATGTTCAGTATCGAGGGTGAAGCAGAAAGGATAGAAGTTGAAGATTAAATTTAACGTTTGCCAAAGCGGAAAATGCCCTATATGCGGAAGAAACTGGGCTTGGCTGATAAGGGAGTGCATTTGTGGGTACGGAGGACCACTGATACCGGATGAATAAAGAGGCGTATAGCGATTTTCAGCACGCCAAACCTATCAATCCTACCCTAGAGATCGTAAAAACGGCTCTGGTAGGGCTTTTTGAACTGAATATTGCGATAATTCAGAGAGGCATCCTTAGTGGGTGCCTTTTTGCATTATAAATCCAGAAGAAAGGAGGAACAGCATGGCAACAAAGTTAAAGAACCTCAAAGTTAAGAAAGTTGACTTTGTGGATGAGGGAGCCAATCCGGATGCACATATTGAGCTGTTCAAACGCAAAGATGGAAAACCGGAGGAAGATCCCAAGAAACCAAAAGAAGACGATGAAGAGGGAGAGAAACAGAATGAAGGTGGTGTAATGAAACGCCTTTTATCAGCTATCGCAAAGATGGTCGGAATAAATCCGGGCGAGCTGAACAGTGCGATAGAAGAGATCGAGAAAGGCAATTCAGAGTCCTTCAAAGAAAAGATGGCACAACGAAAGGCTCAGAAAATCGCAGATGAAATATGGGACTTTTGTTATGCACTGCAGTCTTCCTTATGCTCTGTTTTATGGGATGAAGACCTGGACGGAGCAGGAGCCACAGCAGCTATGATTGAGAACCTGGATGAATTCTATTCCGTAGTGAAAGATGCAATCGGCCAGTGGTCCGATGGCAAGGTTTCCAATATAGCAAAGAACGATCAGGAAATTTCCGAAGAGGAGCTGGCAGTTATGAAGTCAGCACAGGTAAGACTGAACGAGGCAATTCAGAAAGCTTCCGAGGAAAAAGAAGACGGACCAGAAGACGATGAACCGAAAGGAGACGGAGAAGAAATGAAAATCGACAAGAGCAAAATGACAGAATCTGAAAGAGCGTTTTTTGAAAGTATTGA